TTATATATATTATTATTAAATTAATAACAAAAAAGAAAGTTATAGTCATGGTTAAAAAATTAGACAAAGAGCATTTAGAAGCAATTACAGAATTGCAACAAAATTTTTCTGCGGTTATGCGTGATTTAGGTAGTATAACAATTGATTTGGAATATTTAGAATCACAAAAAAAAGCAGCGGAAGATAAAAAATATGAGTTAATTGCAAAATTTGGACAATTAAGAGAATCAGAAGAACAATTGTTACAACAACTTAAAGATCGTTATGGCGATGGACAAATTAATATTGCCGAAGGAACATTTACTGAAAACACCCCAACAGCTGAAGTTGAAACAACAATTACTCCAGAGCCTGCAGGTCAGGCAGAATAAAAACATATTTATATTAAATGTTTAATAGAGGAGTAAATTAATGGCAGAAAGAATCGTATCTGCTGGGGTATTCACGAAAGAAATCGATCAATCGTTTTTACCTGCAGCAGTTGGCCAAATTGGAGCAGCAATCGTAGGTCCGACAGTAAAAGGACCGGCATTAGTTCCAACAAAAATATCTTCATTCTCTGAATTTCAACAAATATTTGGATCATATACTGATGAGTCATATGTACCATATGCAGTTGAAGAATATTTGAGAAATGCAGATGCAATTACAGTAACACGTTTATTGTATGAAGATGGGTATAAATTAAAAAACGGAGCATTAGCAGTAATTGCAACATCTGGTTCCGGAGCAGCACAAGTAAAAATTGTTACTCACATATTACACCCAACACTTCCAGTAAAACATGTTAGCAATACTACAGACGTATTTGAATCGTCATTAATTAATAACTATCAATCAGGTAGTTTTGAAATTAAAGTATCTGGTTCATTTGCTAGCAATGTATATTCAGCTGGAGAGATACCTGGATGGGATGGAATTGGTACATTTTTAAAAGGAAATGGTGCTAGTATTTCTGCATCAATTGATTCAAATTCAAACAGCTATATAACTAAAATATTTGGTAAATCTCCAAAATCATTAGATTATCCTGTATATGTTCAATATGAAAATGCTAACGCAACTGCATCATTTGCAAATATGGGAAATGTTTCAATTGAATTGGCAAAAATTACTGATTATGATTTTTCAGCTGCATCTGCTGCTTATAGTAGTGCATCTACGCCATGGATTACATCTCAAAAGATTGGCGGACTTGCTAAAAACTTAATTAAATTTCATACATTATCACACGGTACGGCTGTTAATAGTGATGTTAAAATTGGTATTCGCGATATAAGAACTAATACAGAAGTTTCAGACCCAGAAGGATATCCATTATTTACAGTTGAAGTAAGACGTGTTAATACGACTAATATTGCAAATACGCCATATTCATCAAATGACACAGATCAAATACCAGATATCGTTGAAACATATCGCGATGTGAATTTAAACCCAAATTCACCAAATTATATTGCAAGAAAAATTGGTAACCGTTATCAGTCTATTACAACAGACGGTGCAATTAAAATTAACGGTGAATATCCGAATATGTCGAAATATATTCGCGTCGAAGTAGCAAACATAGTACAAAATGGTGCAGCTGGTACTTTAGTTCCATTTGGATTTAGATCAGTGTATTCACCAATACCAATGGCATCTAGTTCAATTAACTTAAAAGCAGTATCATATAAAACAAGTCAAACAGACACAGCAGGTATATATAGTCCATCTAATTATTTAGGATTTGATTTTTCTAACTTAAATAATTTAAACTATTTAGCACCAATTCCAAAAACAGGAAATGTTACCGGAAGTAATGCAGATTTTTATTTAGGAGATGTAACTCAAGATGCAGCTGCTGGATATCCTACTTTAACTACCGCGTATTCAGGTTCAATCGAAACTGCATTAACAGCTGGTACTATTGCAAACGTTGCATTGTCAACTCGTAAATTTATAGTTCCAATGCAAGGAGGATTTGACGGAGCACGTCCACATTTACCAAAATTATCAGGCGAAGATATTACACAATATAATACATTTGGATTTGATTGTTCGGGTACTGGTACTGCTGGTACTGTTGCATATAATAAAGCATTTTCATTGTTAAGTAATACAGATTTTTATGATCTTAACATGTTAATCATACCTGGTATATTGAATTCATTACATGGTGCAGTTGCAACAAATGCTAGAAACTTATGTGTAGCTCGCCAAGATACATTTTTTGTAATGGATACTCACGCAATCGATGCAAGTATTTCATCAGTTGTTGCTGATAATTCAACTATTGACAATAACTATACAGCAACATATTGGCCATGGGTAAGAATTTTAAACCCAGCAAAAAATGTTCCAGTATGGGTTCCGCCATCTGTAGTAGTTCCAGGTGCATTAACATTCAATGATAGTGTAGCAGCACCATGGTATGCACCAGCTGGTTTAAATCGTGGAGGATTAGTATCTGTATTAGAAGCATATAGTCCATTATCACAAGCAGAAAGAAATTCATTGTACGAAGGCCGTGTTAATCCTATTGCTACTTTCCCTAATGACGGCGTTGTAGTATGGGGGCAAAAGACTTTGCAAGCTCGTCCGAGTGCATTAGACCGCGTAAATGTACGTCGTTTATTAATTACAGTTAAGAAGTTTATTGCATCTTCAACTCGTTATTTAGTATTCGAACAAAATACGTCAGCTACTCGTGATAGATTCTTAAGTATCGTTAATCCATATTTAGAATCGGTTAGAAGAAACCAAGGTTTATATGCATTCAAAGTAATCATGGATGAATCTAATAATACGCCAGACGTTATTGATCAAAATATATTATATGGTCAATTATTTCTTCAGCCAACACGTACGGCAGAATTCATAATTCTAGATTTCAATATTCAACCAACGGGAGCAGCATTCCCTGAATAATATCAGAAATATATAAAAAAGGCAGGATTAATTTTCTGCCTTTTTTTCAGTAACTGATATTTATAAGAAAATAATAGGAATAATGAAATGGCATTATCATCACAAGTAAATAATAAATTAACAGATTTCGGAAAAGAAGCAAATTTCTGGAGCGAAGCATATAACTGGGAACCAAAGAAAGCACATCAATTCGTAATGGCAATTGATGGAATTCCTTCATACCTAATTAAAGCATCTGGTAAACCTACGATATCTAATAGCGAAATTACATTAGATCATATCAACGTACAACGTTATGTGAAAGGAAAATCTACATGGAGTAACCTTACTGTATCATTATATGATGCAATTGTACCTTCCGGTGCACAAGCAGTAATGGAATGGATCCGTTTACATCACGAATCTGCAACAGGTAGAGATGGGTATTCTTCATTCTATAAAAAAGATATTGCACTTCGTCAATTATCACCATTAGGGGAAGTTATTGAAGAATGGCAATTAAAAGGAACATTCATTACAGAATCAAATTTTGGTGATTTAGATTGGGCAACAGAAGATGCAGTTAACATTAGTTTAACATTGCGTTACGATTGGGCATTCTTAAGTTTCTAATTAATTTATATAAAAAAGATATGGGGGCAAATATGTCCCCATTTTTTGTGTTCTGTGATATTTATAATAAAGTTATATAAGGAATTCAATTTATGAGTATTGTTACAGATCGTTTAAATGACCAAAACATTATCAATATTGCTAGACAGCAATATGAACAACAACAAAAATCAACATTGCCAGGATATTCTGTGCCAACGAGTAGGTTCTGTTGAATTACGATATATGACTGCATATGAAGAAGATATATTAACGAATCCTTCATATATTAATGATGGCAGCGTAATATCTAGAGTTATCGATTCGTTGATAATCACACCAGGCGTTACAGCTGATGATTTAATCAACCCAGATTTATTCGGATGTGTAGTTGCAGCCCGTATTAAATCATATGGAAATATGTATCCGGTACAAATAACATTGCCAAATGGAAACATTGATAATAGAGACATTGATTTATCTGCTATTCCGTATAAACAATTTAATTTAAAATCAGACGAAAATGGAGAGTTTGATTATACAACTCCGATGCAAAATCATAAACTTAAATTTAAATTTTTGCCACTAAATTTAACTAAATTAATTAATTCGAACCAACCAATTAGCGGATTAATTCGCCAATCTGTTACAGAAGTCAATGGAAATCGAGATCGTAATTATATTGAGCAATTTGTACAATATGAATTAATCGGAGGAGATTCTAGAAAATTCCGAGAATATATTTCAGATAATATGCCTGGTTTAGATTTAACTTTACAGTTTGAAGGTGAAAAGGGGAGCACCTTCACTTCTAAATTTCAACTTGGATCAGAACTTCTTTGGTTTTAAACCAGAAGACCGAGTAATGCTACATAATCGTTTATTCGATTTATTATGGTATGGCAACGGTCGATGGACGTGGACTGATATATATAATTTACCAATTCCGATACGACGACTATGGATTTCTAACACAAATAAAAAAATTAATCCAGATCCAACTGTAGAACAACAAGCTGCAGAACAAAAATCAAAAGAACATGCTCGTTTAGCTAAACCAAAATTTCCTAGATAAATATTTATATAAAAAGGTAATTTTGTGAAGCTAAACGAATATATATCACATATACGAACTAAATATCCTAGAATAGGACAGTCCACAGGGCCAGCTGGAATGACTCCGTCAGAACAAGCAGATGCATACGACAATTTAAAAAATTTATTACCAGAAGTTACTACGCTAACAACAATATATACCAATATGTTGAAGGCACAAAATACAGAAACCAATAATCTAATACAAGGTATTGGTAGATTTATTAGTGCACAAAAAGGTATTGTTGATGCTCAAAATGATTTAATTAAACAATCAACGTGGCTTGAACAACGATATAAAGGATTAAATACTGCATTTAAACTTACATCAGAAGCCTCGGAGATTATGGCAATCGAAGTTCGTAAGTTATCGGGCGATTTGGGTCGGAGTGAAGACACTATACAAAAACAATTAATTGGATTAAAAGGTTTAACGGGCGGGTATATCGCATCAAATAAAGTATCAGCCGAACATCGAAAAGGATTAATACAATCTAGAATATTAATGACACAAAACTTAGGAGTATCGGAAGAAGCTGCTGAAGGAATGCAACGATATGCAGCGGCATTGGGTCAAAGTATCGGAGGTAAAGGTGGTATATTAGAACAATATGATAAAAAAGGCGGATTGATCGACAAATTAGTTGATAAAACCGGATTCGAACGATCGACACTTCTGAGTACTATAATGGAAGGCATTGGTAGCACTGCTGCAGACATACGATATACTACTAGTAAAATACCTGGTAATTTAGAAGTTGCAGTTTTAAAATCAAAGGCGTTGGGAGTTTCATTTGCACAACTACAAAGTACAGGTAAAGAACTATTAAACATAGAACAGTCTGTTGGCGAAGAATTAAATTACCAAATGCTAACAGGAGAACGTTTACTAGATGACCAAGGAAATAGTATTACCAATCAATATCGTACTGCATATTTAATGGGCGATCAAGTTAAACAACAAAATTTACTTCGCCAAGCAATTGAAGATCAAGCAGAGAATTTAAAAAATCCTGTGTATTTAGAACAATTTTCTAAAATGTTTGGAATGCAAGGCGATCAAGTTGTTAAAACGTTAGAGCAAATTAACCAAGCAAAAGATCTAGGATTATCTGCAGTATTGGAGATGACTAATCCAGAAGATGTTTCTAAAGAATTAGCAAACGCTCGAGCAGCATATGTAAAAGAAGGGAAGGGTTCTGCAGCACAGTTTGACGAATTAGCTAATAAGTTCATGGAAGGTAAAGATAGTATACTAACCACCCATGAACAAAAAGTAGAACAAAGTTTATCAACAATTGCTAAAGATTTAGCTTCATTTTTACGAAAACAAGGTATAGTAACAGAAGAAGATAAACAAAAAGCAAAGTCAAAAGTAGTAAAAACTGGTCAAGAAACTTCTGAAGCTATTAAAAAACAAGCTGAAAAGGAGAAAGAACCGTTTACGTCTGACAAAGTCGACAAAAACATGATAATGCAAGCTGGAGATGCTGCAAATAAAAAAGCTGCTGTAACATTTGCAGATGCAGTATCAGATGCAGCAGGAAATATTGCACCCGGAAATCAGACGCCTAACAAAGTAGACACAAGCGACAAAGATATCATCTCAACACAATCTGATCCGAATAAAAGCGGCCCACAAGAAACTACCGGTGAAGCGATATCAACGGCAAATAGTGTCGGCACCAACGACGCACTTATCATACCAGATCGAGGTCCAATATTACGCCCTGCTAAAAACGATGTAATTGCGGCATTTCGTCCCAATGACATTATCGCAAATACACTTAATCAAACTGCTATGCCATCCGCAACTACCACTCCTGCTATCGATATAAATGCATTAGCTTCGGCAATCGCATCTGCAGTTTCTAAAATAAAAGTAGAAGCAACCATAAAACAAGATACATTTCTTGGAACTACTAACATGAACAATCCAAGATTGTTTACATAACAGGATTTAAAATATGCCATTAATTAACCCAACCGTAGGTGCAATATCACAATTCACTGCACCATTCGATTTAATATCGGGTATAGAATTGTCTTGGAAATCTCCAATAAATTCTGCAATTAATCAGTTTGTAGCTCCATTTGATTTAACATCAACTATAGAATCAGCTTGGACTAATCCAACTACTGGTGCTGTATCACAATTTACGGCTCCATTTGATTTAACGTCTATTATTGAAACAACATGGGTTAACCCTATATCGAACAAACTAACTGCAGTTAAGCCAGATGCAAACCCACAGACATATGACCCAACTACATTTGTAGCAGGTAATACATATCCTACTCCATCTGATTTACAATTAGCTCCTAAAAACAATGTCAAAGTCTTAGTTCCAGATACTGATAGTTTCACATTCAACCCGATTACTAAACCCGACGCAAACCCAGAAACGTATGATCCAACAACATTTACAGTAACATCAAGTTATTCTGCAGACCTAAAAGAATTAACACTGAATCCGAAAGATGATACTTTTGTACGAATTAACGATACTGATAAGTTTGCATTTAATCCTATTAAAGCACCCGATACGGGATCATTCACATATGACCCATCAAAGTTCGAAACGGGTAAAACATATCCAGGCCCGAAAGAATTAACATATAACGGATCATTAAATACCGCTAGTATTGATGATTTCACGTATACATATCAGCCAGCAGCATTTGCAGTAACATCTAGTTATTCAGCTGACCCTAAAGAATTAACATTAGATCCTAGTAAGATTCTGTCAGACCCTAACGCAGATTTAAAAGTTAATACATCAACGACTACTACTAACTCTACATTTACTCCAAAAAGTTCACCTGACGATAGTCAATATACACACAATCCAACTACATTTATAGTTGGGAATACATATTCAGATCCTAAACTTACATTAAAAAATAACACAAACAATGATGTAAATTTAGCACAAATTGGTATAGGTGCCGCTGGTAATGCTGTTGGAAGTTTAATGGGAACTCCACAAGCAGCCCAAGCAGCACAAGCTGCTTTATTATCTAATTATGGTTCATTATCATCTAAGTATGCAACTTTAAGTTACGATCAATTAACGCGTAAAGATGCTACTAGTGTGTTTGTGCTATATCCCGACTTTCGTGCAAAACGAACATTTGCCGGTGGCGCCGCTGCATTTTTAAAAGTTAGAGCAGATGGAGCTGCTGCAGCATTTAGAGGGAGTAAACTTGCAATTGCATATGCAGCATCATCTGCAGTAATTGGAGCATATAGTGTATTCAATATTGATGGTGGTGGACAAACCGGATATGGAATAGGCGAACCAGGCACTCCATTTAAACTTCGCAACGATTTTACTATGCGATCTCATATTGCTAGAAACTTCAACGACACAACTAAAAAATATGAAGAAACTGGTAATTGGGCTGAAAAGGCAATTGCATTTAATGGAGATCGAGTTAATGTTATTGATTATAAACGAAGCCAAGAAATTAAACCTGATAAACGACTTCGAGATATTTATAAATGGAAAAATGATGGCGATACTGAATTTTCATATACTAGAGATTTTATAAAATTCTTTTTTACAGGTCCAAAAATTACAGATTTAGGCGGTACTGATGATGTTATAGTTTTTCGAGCAATTATAAATTCAGTATCTGATAGATTTTCGCCACAATGGACAGATCAACGATTTGTAGGTCGACCTGATCCAAATTATGTATATACGCAATATTCGCGAGATTTAGATTTAGACTTTACAATATATGCTACCGATCGAGATGAAGTACAACCAATTTGGAGAAAACTAAATGCATTAGCAAGTTATACGACACCTGACTATGATCCAAATTCATTAGGTCCTATAGGGCCATGGATGCGGTTTACATTAGGAGATTTATTTCAACAAACTCCGTGTTTTATATCATCATTATCATATACATTACATGATTCAGAAACTACATGGGAAATTAATATAGAAGATGATCCGTATATGAAACAGACTCCGCATAAAATCGGTGTTAGTATGGGATTAACAATTGTAACAGATACAGTTCCGCAAAAGAATGGTATATTTTATGGATTACGTGGTAATAAGAGCAAATTTGATTGGCTGAAAGATGCAGAAGGATATGTAGAACAAACAACAGCTGATGGCTTAGACAAATTAGAAACGGCATTAAACAATGTTAAAGATGAATTAAAATAAAGTTAAATAAAAAAGTAATAATCATGAGATACGGTACGACAACATCCATACAAACTAATACAGAAAAGTATAGAAGAGCAACAACAATTTATCCAGAAATACCTATTGCCCCGGCAACCGATATATATATACGTACTACTACAACAGAGCGTCTAGATAAATTAGCTTATAAATTTTATGGAGATGCTGCATTATGGTGGATAATTGCAACAGCTAATGCATTAGGAAAAGGAACACTTATTATACCTTCAAACACACGTGTTAGAATTCCATCATCGCAAAATATAAAAGAGTTATTAATTAATACAAATTTAACAAGATAATGGCACAAATATTTTATTCTCCAGTTGATACTAATTTAAGAGCAGAACTCAATGCACGAGCTTTATCGGCAAAAATTCGAGATCATGATTCATTACAATTTATGCTCGGTAAAATGGCTACTGTTGAGTTAGAAGCATTTAGTCAGGGTGATTATAAAAACACAATTAAAAATTCTAAATTAGGCGGAAAAGCTGTATTAGGGAAAAAATTCCAACCTTCTGGATTTTTGTCTACAACAAGTAAAAGAATACCACCAGTTATATCATCTGCAGATTTATCTATATCAGATAATTCAATGGGGCTATCACAAACGTCGACAATTAATATTTTAATACCAGATCCAATTCGAGATTTAAATTTTATTGAATCGGTATATATGCGCCCGGGCCGTCCTGTTAAATTAACATTTGCACATCATGAATCTGCGATAATTACTAAACAGCGATTGAATTCAACAACATTACCAGGCCTGGAACGTTTACAAAAATTATATCCTGGTTTCGATCAATCAGATTTAGACCAATTTGGCGATATGAACCGCATGGTATTTTTAGGATTAGTTAAATCGTTTCAGATAACATATAATGCAGATGCTACAGTAACAGTTACATTATCAGTAATCGGAACAACTAATATATATACAGATTTAGCATTAATTGGTAGCAGTAAAAAAGAAGAAACTGATAAAGATAAACCGGAAGATCCAAATGTTACTAGAATAAAATCTTTTTTTACTACTATTATAGATCAAATACAAAACAGATTAAAAAACGAACGGGATTACGCAGATCGAGCTACTAAAAATAAAGATGATGTATATGCGTATTTTGGAAAGTTTGAAACAACAAAAAATCGAACAAATCATTCATATGTGTTAAATGGTGTGCCTATGAAAGGAAGACCGGAACAATATTATGTAACATTGGCATATTTAATTGATATTATTAATAATAACATACAAAGTAAAATAACAGAAATAGATAGCGATACTGGAGGCGCTGCACCGTCTGCATATTTACCATATGCTAACATAATTTTTACTGAACAAGATAATTTATGTGTTAGTAATTATTATGATCAACTCGTATCTGCCGACCCAATGAGTGTATTTATACCTGATTTATCTACTAGAATATATGAAACTGCTAATAGCGATGACAAACGATGGTTTGGGAAAATTGATTTTGGAGATTTAAAATTTTTAAATGCTGACAAAAAACTTTCATACCCAACTTCAATATTTATCAACGTCAATGTAATCAAAGCAATTAATGAACGTTTACAAACAGCAAAAGCGTATAAGGTTACTGATTTTATTAAAGAAATTTCTGCGGTTGTGTCTGCAAATACCGGCGGCGCTATTGATTTAAAATTAATTACAAGTCCCGTAGATCAAACTCAATTAATATTATATGATGCACGACGAACTGAGACTGGTGATGTAAAAGCATATCATGTTCCGATGTTTGCTAATGATCCGCGCGGAACAATTGTACAAGATTTTTCATTTAACGGAAAACTGCCAGAAAATATATCATCGATGATGACCGTATTAAATCAATCAGCAAATCAATTATCAGAATCTCAATTAGCACCGTACCTAGCATATATGTATACGACTGTAGATAATATAAATGAAATAGGTGCTGCTGATGAAATGGATGAAAAATATAAAGAATCATTAGCTAAATTAGAAAAAGAATATGAGGATAAATATACAACAAATTTAGACAATTTAAAAAAAGCAAAAGATGCGTTGTGTAATAACTGGGAAGAAGGAACGCGTATAATTGCTTTACAAAATGCATTAAAATTATATATACAAACACCAACTCCTAAATTAAAAGAGTCAGTTAAATTAACTGCACCGGTAATACCGTTTGATGTAGAATTTACTATTGATGGTATTAATGGCCTGCGATATGGAGATGTATTACAGTTTGACGCATTACCACTTCGATATCGAGCTAATATGAATTATTCAATAATATCTACTACACATACTGTTGATAATAATGGCATATGGACTACTAAAGTTCGATGTGTGGCTAGAATTGTACAAGATTAATGGAAATTAAATATGAGAAAAAAGTCATATTATATAGAAACAGATATACTTCCAAATTTATATACGTTTGGTAAAGAATTTCAATTAGAAAATGGAACTGAATATACTGGATTATATCATCGCTATAATTCAACAGGCGAAGTTTTTACTAAAGCAAACTGGGATAAAAATCAGTCTAAACCACTTTTTGATTATATAGCTCCTGTAAAAAATAACATCGTATATAAAACATTGAATAATATTAATCTTAAAGGATTTAGCTTACCAAAAAATAGTATTATATTTCCTAATCCAGAAAATCGAAAAATTGGTTATTTTACAAGATATTTTTTAAAAAAAATTACTGACAATATCATATTAGAAGTTAATCAACAACAATATGATGATTGGAACGCAAATAAAATTGACAAAAATTTATATGATGGATTATCATTTAAATGGTATATAACTGGCCCATTAGATGATGTAAAAAATGGATCGGTAGTTACATTAGGAGTAATATCAAAAAATCGAAAAGCATTATCGGATGCAAATTTGAGAATGCCCGGGATTACTGAATCATTTAGTAGTTTAACCGAATATTATTTGGCTTCGGATTTAGTAGTACCAAAAGATATTAACGGATAATTTGTTTAATTGAAAAATATTTCATATATTTAAAGTATGATACTAGATCATACATATGAAATAGATGCCGTATTTGAGTATATGCGAGACCGCAAGGTTATGGTAATTCCTATACTTAAAAATTATGTAATACATCCTTCTATAAATTCACTATGTGCAATCTATATCTATACAGAAGATGATGTCGAACGACTTATTCCTATATCACATTATGAACAATTAACTGGGTTTGGCGAACATCTACAACGGTTTCTGGATCTGGAGAATATCTTTGTGCATGACAAAAAGACCTGGCTTCAAATCGGTGGAAACGATAATGTATTTGATATCAAGACATTGTGGTGGTATACTTATGGAGAATCATATGATGAATCATATTATCCAACTGCCACTCATACATTTTATTGGAGACGACATCAGACATTAGCATCGGTTAATTGTATTATACCTTTACAAAAGCATTTAGAAATGTGTCAAAAAATACGACACTATGCTTGGCCAATGTGTAAAAATGCAAAACTAGATAAATCATACACATATTTTAATGAATTATATCCATCGGTATTTGCTAAAATAGAATCTGCAGGTTTATGTGTTAATGATGAATTTAAGATGCCAGAATTAATTACAAATAATTTTGTGTATTCTAATTACAATTATCACACAACTACAGGTCGTCCTAGTAATGCATATCGAGGATTTAACTATGCAGCAATGAATAAAGAAGATGGAACTCGTTCTGCATTTCATAGTAGGTTTGAACGTGGTGCATTAGTAGAGATGGATTTTGATTCATATCACGTACGGTTAATTGCTAGACTAATTGGTTATTCATTACCAACAACATCAATACATGATTATTTAGGTAAGTTTTATTTTGATACCACTGAAATAACAGACGCACAACGAGAAGAAAGTAAACAAATAACTTTCCGGTTGTTATATGGAGGTATAGATCGAGAATTTTTACAAATACCATTTTTTGAAAAAGTTAATACATTTGTGTATTCATTGTGGAATCAATGGAAAACAAAACGATACATTGAAACGCCTATAACTAAAAGAAAATTGTTAGCAGAAAATTTAAAGAATATGACTGCTAATAAACTATTCAATTATTATTTGCAAGCAGTTGAAACAGAAGTATCAGTTCAAAAATTATCTGCATTATTAACTGCATTACAACCATATCAAAGTCGTATTATATTATATACGTATGATTCAATTTTATTAGATGTCGATTACTCAGAAGCCAAAGACATATTGCCAATCTGCAAGAATATTTTAGAGCAAGGCAATTTTCCGGTGAAA